GGCAAGCGTGTGTTGCAAGAGGCGATTGACGAGCTTAAAAGCCGCCTCTCCAAGCTCGATGTGATAAAGCGCAACAATGCGCGGATTGCCGAGCTTCAACAGCAGTTGCGCAAGCAGTCGGAAGAGCTTGCGGAATTGGAGGGCAAGGAGTTCACCATCGCGGCGTTCAGCAAGGCGAAGATAGAGGCTATCGAGCAGCGCATAAACGGAATGTTCGAGATTGTGCGCTTCAAGATGTTTGAGCAGCAGATAAACGGCGGCGAGGTCGAGACGTGCGAGGCTACGGTTGACGGAGTGCCTTACTCCGACCTCAACAATGCGATGCGCATCAACGCTGGCATTGACATCATCAACGCTATCAGCAAGAATATGGGCGTTTCCGCTCCGATATTCATTGACAACGCCGAAGCGGTAAACCGCTTGCAGCCTACCCAATCGCAACTCATCCGTCTTGTGGTGACGGAGGATAAGGAGCTTGTAATCAGTTCTGACGATAATAAAGAAAGAGATTTATTCAATATTTAATCATTCAACGCTTTATGGCAAATACACAAATCCAAAAGACGAGTTCCGCACAGTTCGCGGCGGTTCTCAAAGCTGACAGTGTTCAGCAGCAGTTCAAGAACGCATTGGGCGAGCATAAAGACAGCTTCGTCGCTTCGCTCATCGACCTCTACAATGGCGACAAAGCCTTGCAGACGTGCAACACCAACTCCCTCGTTTGCGAGGCTCTGAAAGCGGCAGTATTGCAGCTTCCGCTCAACAAGGCTCTCGGCTTCGCTTACATCGTTGTCTATAACAACAGCGTCAAGCAGTCCAACGGACAATGGATGAAAGTGCCTACGCCGACTTTCATACTCGGCTACAAGGGGTATATCCAGCTCGCCATGCGCACGGGGCGTTACCGCACAATCAACGCCGATTGCGTCTATGAGGGCGAGCTTCGCAGCGTGAACAAGCTCACAGGCACAATCACCTTTGACGGCGAGAAGAAATCAGACAAGATAGTCGGTTACTTCTGCTACTTCGAGCTACTTAACGGCTTCAATAAGACGCTGTATGTGCCGCTTGCAGATATGGCGAAATACGCCAAGCGTTACTCTCCGAGCATCCGCAAGGACACCACCGTTGAGCAGCTTATGGCGAAAGCCAACGACGGCAACGTCAGCAAGCAAGTAGGCTGGGAGGGAAACTTCAACGACATGGCGATAAAGACCGTTGTCCGCCGTCTGCTCTCGAAATACGGACACCTATCCGTTGAGATGATGGATGCCGTCGCCGCCGATGAGAAGATAGACGAGCAAGACCGCAATGGGCTAATCGCGGAGAACGCCAACAAGCAGGAGATTTTTGCGGAAGTCTCATACGAGGAGGTAGATACAGAGACGGGCGAAATCAAGACGGAGCAGCAAGCCGCCGATGCGGACGCTGCCGCCTCCGCTCCTGCCGAGCCTGGATATTGACCCTTTCAAGAAAGTATTTGGCTATGGTTTTGAAATGTCTCGGCAGCTCATCTTCGGGGAATTGCTATATACTGCATTCCTTGCGCTCTGACGAGGTCTTAATCATTGAGGCGGGTATTCCCATGCTCGAAGTGAAAAAGGCTCTCAAATTCAAAATATCGAACATCAAGGGTTGCTTGGTGAGCCACAGGCATAATGACCATGCCAAATACATTTGCGATTATCTGAAAAGCGGTATAACGGTGCTTGCCCTGCCCGATGTGTTCGAGAGCAAGGGTATCGCCAACCGAGCGTTCTGCAAGGAGATAGAGCCGATGCGCGGCTACAAGGTGGGAGGGTTCAAGATATTGCCCCTCTCGGTAGTCCACGATGTGCCGTGTGTCGGCTTTATAATCGAGCATGACGAAATCGGGAAGCTGCTTTTCATCACAGACACAATGATGCTTGAATATCGGTTGCCGAAGCTCAATCATATAATGCTTGAAGCCAACTATGATGACGCTATCCTGCAATACAATATCGACAATGCGATTGTCCCTGCTGGTATGCGAGAGCGTCTGCTTCACTCCCACATGGAATTGCAGACGGCAAAAGGGATATTGCGGTGCAATGACCTGTCAGCCGTCAACGAGGTTGTCTTGCTCCATTTGAGCGGCAATAACAGCGATGCGGAGCAATTCAAGAGGGAAGCCGAGGAGGTGTCGGGAAAGCCTGTGTATATCGCAAGGAAAGGGCTAACGCTACAACTGAACAAAGAGCCATACTGACAATGAGGAGTATTCCGAATGATATAGTAACGACCCTATTGCGCTGCTTGCCTGTCATTCTCGACAATCTGAATGAAGAAGCGGTGCGGAATAAGCTGCGGCTCAACAATGCCGTAAGGCAGACAAAGAAGATAATTCAACGCTTAAATAAAATACAAAATGAGCAACAAGACAATAACGATTGAGATACCCAACGGCAAAAAAGCCGAATGGGTGAACGGAGTGCTTACGCTTGTCGATGAGCAGCCCGAACAGCCAAAGGATGTAACGGAGCGCATCAAGACCTTTGACGATGCGTATAACGAACTCGGCGAAGACCATCCGCTCGTGAAAGAGTACTGCTGGCAGAATGATGACACGAGCGCGGACTTGCTCGCATATCTGCGTCTGCGTATCATCTGTATCGCACTCAATGAGGGCTGGCAACCGCAGTTCACGGAAGATGAGGAACGCTGGTATCCGTGGTTCAGAATATACACCAAGCAAGAGCTTGACGATATGAACGAAGATGACCGTAGCCGTGTCGTTGGTCGGTCGAACGGCAGCTCGGGTGCGAATGGCGGTCTCGTCTATGCGGGTGCGGGCAGGGCGTCATCGCGCTCGTACTCGCACAACGGCTCTCGGCTTGCCTTCAAGTCGGAGAGGCTGGCAGAGTATGCAGGACGGCAGTTCATCGACATCTGGGCGGACTTCGCCTTTATCGCACGATGATGAGCTATGGTAGCAGGGTGGATAAAGATAAGCAGGAAGATTACCGAGATGCGAGGCTATTTCGGCGAGCGTTTCAATCGGGCTATGTGCTGGATTGACCTGCTCCTGCTTGCTGAATGGAAAGATGAGAGGGTATTCTATATTCGTGGCAATAAGATTACCGTCAAGAGAGGGCAGGTCGCTATCTCTGTAAAGGAGCTTTCGCAACGCTGGAAACTCTCTCATCCTACTGTCGCTAACCGCTTGAAAGAAATGGAGATAGACGGTAAGATAACGATTGAGCGTTCAAAGCTCATTAATCTTATAACTATTGCCAATTATAGCCTTTATCAAGACCTTTCAAAAAATTTTATATCAGACGATGATAAATGTTTTTCTCAAACCTTACTATCAGAAAATGATATGAAAGCGACTGAAAACGAAGAAGTTATAGAGCCTGTTTTACAACAGACTTTACAACAGACTTTACAACAGACTTTACAACAGACTTTACCCAAACCTTGCCAACCTAATAAGAATATAAGAATAAAGAATATAAAAGAAAACTCTACTAAAGTAGAGTCAAAGAAAAGGGCGAGCCCTTTTCAGAAACCGACTCTTGAAGAGATAAAATCCTATATCGAAGAAAAGGGCTACGCCGTGGATGCGGAGCGGTTCTTCTACTTCTACGAGAGCAAGGGCTGGATGGTCGGCAAGAACAAAATGAAGAGCTGGCGGGCGGCGGTCGCCACTTGGCAGAAATCCGAAAAAGAAAGAAATCAGCAAAATGGAAATTATAAGCAAAGACGCGAGGATAGACGTGGAGAAGCTGACTTCTCTGCTACTTCGTCGAAAGACTACAAGACATCGTTTTAGGTTTCCGCTCACGCAGGAGCAGGCATACAGTGTCCTGCTCGCCGCATACAGGGCGGAGGTCGAATACCGACACCGCGATTTCATCGCCGACAGGCATTGCCTCGCAAGCATCGCGAGCCTCGCAAAGTCTCTGACGGCTGAAAAGCCGAGGTTCGGGATAATGCTCTGCGGAACGTGCGGCAACGGCAAGACCACGCTGCTCTACGCCTTCCGCTCGGCGTTGAGCTACCTGAACGCCCTGCACCTCTTCGAGGAAGACAAGAGCGTGAGGATAATGAGCGCAAAGGACATCGCCATGCTTTCAAAGGACTATGACCGCTTCCGCGACATACGCACCCTTGATATGCTTGCGATAGACGACATGGGGCGAGAGCCGAGGGAGGTGCTGGACTACGGCAACGAGCTGACACCAATCATCGACCTGCTTGAATACCGCTACAATGAGCAGCTGTTCACGCTCATCACCACGAACCACAAGGCAGAGGAGATTAGGGAGCGTTACGGAGGGCGCATCGCCGACCGCTTCAATGAGATGCTCGACGTGATAATCTTCGAGGACGGCTCTTTCAGAAATCAGAAATCAAAATAAGGCGTTCTGACGCGCTTTCTTCGGTCGGGATATAGAATTAGTCATCTTCGCCGAGAAATTGCGGGAAAACGCAAGGAAACAAGCAAATATCAAATTCTATGACAATGGCAGCAGCCATCACAAACATCAAGACGGCGGTCAAGGCTTATATC